CACCATAATTTTGCAATGTAGAATCATTTGCAATTTCCACTAATTTTGGAATAAAATCAACAGATCCATTGCCATCAAAAAATTGATAGAATTCCGTTAATGGTTTGATATTTGTTACTGAGAATTCTGTATTTCTGGAGCGCATCCAAAGTTCATTTCCACTATCAACTAAAATATCATTTGATGTTACCTCCTTAATGGTATCAACATAAATTCCAAATCCACCATTAAGTGATACTTCTATAGTTCCACCATTTATATTTTTATCTGGAAGTCTAATAGTTCTAATCCAACTATCACTAGCGGGAGATAATTTAATGCTTCCAGTGTAGACTACTACATGAAATGGGTTAACATTTTCTACTCTGGTTGCAAGAGGTTGTTCAATCCAACCTATTGAATCATACTTTAGAGTTACAACTTCACCGGTTTTTTGTACATTTGGATCAAATAATTTAAAATTGATTGAAAGATCTAACTCTTCGTCAATTACACTTTCTGCTGGGGCAAGTTGACTTTTGAGTGTATTTTTACTAATAATTGGCAGTAATTCTTGTTCTTCAGGATCAATTTGTATAGAAGAATAGTCTGAATTAATTAATGAAGAATTTTTGAAATCATCAACAAAAAATCCACTCTTAAATCGATTTCTCCCATCAGCATCTTGAATTTGTAAAGTCTGAGTATTTACTTCAAGTAGTGTTAGTGAAGTAATTCTCTCTAAATTCTCAACCCTATCCTCAATTAATCCAATGTCCCTCATTGTATATCTTTTATTATCTACCAGAGATATCTCTACATCTGCTGGGTTATAAAGATATGGTGGTAATGTAATAGTTGCAATTTCCATTACATCATCATTATTTGTTGGAGATTTGGGTATGATTGCAGATACCCCTTTCTGCACAATTAATACTCCAAACTTATCAAGATATAATTTATCAATTCTTCCTAGATAATAGTCATATCCAACTAAAGAACTTTCATTTGGTGCTAGGAGCAATCTTGGAACTGTATCAAAATTCCTTGAAGAAAAGTAAAATGGTGAAGATGCCGTACTAGTAAAAACCGACACTCTGGGTCTAAAATCTAAAGTATCCGAAGCTCTTACTCTTCTAGGACCAATATATGGAACATCTTCCGAAAATCTTTCCTTATCATAACTCAATACTGTAAATACATCACCATTATCAGTTGATGGTACTGTATAGCAATCGAATACTATTAGCAATCTTTTAGATGGCACTGAAGAATTGTTATTTCTAACAATTTTGGAATAATCATAATATTGATCCCTTTGCCCTTTGTCTAAATTATAAGAATTTGTAATATTTTTATAATTTCCTGCAGTAATGGATTGAATATCTGTTGTTATATTAGATTCTTCGAATGATACAGATTCTCCTTCCAAAAATCTATCAGTATTTAAATAAACAATTCCTAAAATATTTGCAGATACTGATGTAACAACCCTTGCAATTGCCTTGGATGTGTTACCAATTATATTTTCACCAATTATTGCATTTGCAGAAACATTCGCAGTTGAGGTAAATTCGATTTGATCTAAAGTTGGATTTAATTTATCCAAAGATTCATAAACTGCCAGAACTTTTACAACATCTGGATAATTTAGGGATATTTCTTCATCCTGAACTCTCAACCCATAATATTGGTTATATGTCAATCCATCATTAATTGATGAACTAATACCACTTCCAGACTGAGAGTACTTTGATAGGTTTACACTAATAGTCTGACTTCTAGTATATTGTTTTAATTTGCTTTGGATACCATTTTTGATCAAAGTGGCATTAACTACAGCATTACTTCCATTAGTTAGTCCACTAAACGTAACTTGATTTGTTGCTGAATTGAGTGAAAATGAGTCGGAAGTTACAGTCCCAATTCCACCACCGGTATAATATACTGAATATCTTTCTTCATCAAATGCTGCAAAAAATGCACTAGTAATTCCAGTAAAATCTGAGGTATTGAGTATTAATTTTCCACTAGATATTGTTTTACCAGTTAATTGTTCAGAAACAGTTAATAAAGAATCTGAAAGATTTACTGAAGAAATATTTGTATCTGGTAATTCTGCGTACAAGTAACCAGAATCTTGATTTCTTATGATTGCAGAAGCTATTGTGATTGGATAAGTTCCATTGGTAACTGATCCAGTATAAACACCAGAAACATTTGAGGCAACGTCAGCAATAGTTAATGATAATCCATCAGCAGCGACTGCAGTTACTCTATTATATGTTTTATCACCAGTTGTTGTTTGATATCCGAGAATTGTATCAGTTTTTATTCCAGTAAATACTTTACCAGGACTCTTTACAGTTGTTCCACCACTAATAGTTGCTTGAACTACGCTATTGGGAAGAAAAAATGACTCCAAAAGACAATCTGCAGTGAATGTTGGATATCCACTTATTCCCGATTGTTTAACTGATTTAATTTCTTGAGTTCCAAAAGAATTTACCGTAGTAATTGTTCTTGAAAAATCAATACCATTGATAATTAATTGTTCCCCAACAGAAAATGTACCTGAAGTTTGACTTAAAGTAATAGTAGAAGACCCGCCACCGGCAGAAACAGCGTATCCACTAGCGCCACTACTCTTACCTTTAACAAAAGAAGTTGCTGGAAGTTCACTGCTCGATAATGAGGAATTTAAAACTAATGAAGTATAAGTCTGAATATCATACAAATATAAATCCCAATTAGTAGATGCTCCAGCATATGCAGCATCTGTTAAATTGAAAGTATATACTCTTGCATCTCCTATTTTGGTTCCCAATCCACCAAATCTTGAATATAATTCAATTGCATATCTTTGTGCTGGAGAACCAGATACATTATTGACTCTTAAACTATTTCCCATTTCAAAGGGAATATTTACATTTAATACGGATTGAGTATCTCTTGGTTTTTCTACATCTAAAATTGTTGTTGAAATGTTTTCTATATCATATCCTCTAACATATGCCTTTCCAGGAGATACCTTTACAGACATCAAATCGTCGGAAGGTATATTTCCTTCGTATGTCTTCTCATTATTAAAAAACAATCCACTATTGCCCAATCTATCATTTAATGAGTTGTGTATTGATGGGTTAAATGGATCTACGGCATAATTACCAGATTCATCATAAGTTCTTTCTGCCAGATAATCACGGATTAAATTATAAGATGTTTTTGTATCAATTTTTTTAATTTTTCCGTTTTGAACTCTCAATAGTTCGACAAAATCTGTGTCGTTAGTATCTGATAATAATTTTTTAGTTAAAGTTAAATTAATTTTAAATCTATCTGCACCAGGAGCAGCATAATTTGTAAACCCTTTGGCATTGTCAGATAATGATCTATCATCCTTCGCATTAATTATCAATTCATCAATTTTTAGACCAACTCTATATGATGGTGTATTTGTATAGTTGTCTAAAATTAAAGTTTGCTTAGAAACATTTACAAAATAACCTCTAATAAAGTATACACCATCTCCAATAAATGCCGCAGAACCTATAGATGTTGCATTTAATGAAATTAGTGATGCAAATGGAGTTCCTGCATTAATTGTGGTGTTACCATAGATTATATTTTCTTCAGCAATTAATGATTCTCCGTCTACAAATGGATTAAATTTGAAATTGTTATCAGAATCTAAGTATTTTACATATAATGTTAATTCTTGTACATTAATATCATCGGGAAAAGAAATATATTGAATAGTTGCCGTTGTTCCTGATGTTTGACCAACTATTTTTTTACCAATAAAATTATTGATATAAATTGAAATATCAATTCCAAAAGTAGTTGGATTTACTTTTACTGAATTAAACTGTCCATCATAGGCAATATTTCCAGGTATTACTACAGACCCTTCTTTAAACAGATGACTTCCAAAAGATTCTACTTGATTCTGTAAAATTGATTGTAAAGTTGTTAGTTCTCTTGCTTGAACTGGCCTACCAGGATTAAATAGAACCTTATAAAAATTCTTCTCAGAATCAAAATCATCATAGTATGGACTAATGTTTAAATCTGTTTTTTGTGCCATTTTTCTTAGAATTCCAGAATAATTTTAACGTCTTCTTTTTGTCGGATGTCCCTTTCTACCAAGGGTCGGTTATCTATATAAATTATATCTCCCGTCTTTTTATTTATCTCTGGATTTGCAAGACCCCCTGTAAAAGTTACTCCCAAGTCTATAACTTTACTTCCAACTGTAACTTTATTGTCATTAAAGGACGTTTCAATCGATCCAGTAAATGGCGCAATAGTACTTGCAGATGATTGAAAATCATATACTTTAGAATCTTCGGTAACCGTATTATAATCAACTTCATTTTCAGTATTACCAAAATATAAAGATCTATCTCTAAAATATTTCAATACCTTTGTCTCACTATCATATGATGCTACATATCCCTTTGCAATTTTTCCATCTGTTCTTGTTTGTGTCATTTCTCCTCCGATAGTTGGAGTTCCACTAAATGCCGTAGTAAGTTTTATTGCATAAAGTGATGAATATTGATTTTCTGTAAAGATTATATCAGAAGTAAATGTAGTTGGATTTTTTATAATTCCAACTTGAGAAAAATAAGTATCTGTTGGAAAATCTTTAGTTGAATCGTCAAATCTAGCATAGACTAATACTTTATCAGTACCTAATTCCGAATAGATATCATACCCATGTCCTTTAGATGGTGGGATAATTGGTATTAGTTTTGCTGGATTGGGAAGACTTCCTACTGGTTGAAAACTCCCCAAATCAACCACTCCCCAAGTATATCCACTTCCACCAGAAGTAACTGTTGTAGAAGTTATTGTCCCATTATTATCGACAGTAACAGACACTCTACCACCACTACCATCACCAAGAATATCAACAATTTTTGTATCCGAGTTGTATCCAGATCCACCATCTGAAATATATACTTTTTTAATCTGATTAAGATTTATACTAGAATTTCCTGCTTCTCTAACAGAAACAATTTGAGAATCTGTTGATGTTGCCCAATTGTTGGGCACTACAACATACTCAGTCGAATCAAATTTTATAATATCACTTGGAGAAACTGAAAAGAGGTATTTCCAAATATATCCATCTCCACTTACTCCTGCCGCAGATGGTTCCAAATCTGTAAAAGTGGGTTCATCTTGTGATTTATTTCCTTTCAGGTTGGTTGAAGAAGAACCATTATCTATACAAATATAAACTTTATAATCACTATTAATTATATAATAATTTGAATCATATAATCTACTTGAGTTTGAATTTGGTGTTGGAGTTGATATACTATAATCATGTCTATACATCTCATAAGAAGTATTGGAAGTCCAAGTAACTTTTCTTATAAGTCTTCTTATATTACTGCTTGTAATTTTTTTACCAAATAGTGTAGTATCCCTATAATGTCCAGAATATTGAAGATTATCAGTTGGACTTGGTGTATTAGAATCCCAACCGGTAGATCTTCCAAATCCAACTGTTGTGGGATTGTCCAGACTCAAAAATACATAGTATGAATTGTTATCAGACACTACAGAATCTACGAAATTGCTAGCATTCACTATTCTAAATTGGTCTGTTACGACTGCTGCCATATTACTAGTTTTTTAGATATTTATAAGAGTTTGGAGAGTGCTCCAGTATTCCTTATACCAGTACCTCTTCTTTGAATTGTTGGGAACGTTGATAGACCAACATCCACAGTATTACCAGAAACTCCTATTGAAATTGGAGAACTTGATCTAGTAAATCCTGACAACCTACCCCAAGAAAATTTACCTACTGGATTTGATACACTACCGGTAGATGCAAGTCCAACTACAGATGTGTTTGATTTAATGTTGCAGGTAATAATTCCAGTAGTACCACTTGAAGAAAATTGATGAATATAATAAATGTTATCTAAAAATGTGGAACCAATTCCAACCACAGATGAATCAGAACTGTCAATAGAAGTTACTCCTCTTCCAACACGGGTATCAAAGATATAAATTGGATATCCGGTTTGCAATCCAACATAAGATGATGCATTTAAGTGGAATCTCAATGCCAGTGGATTTCCACCACTACCTGCTGAAGTTGTAATTCCGGTAATAATTCCAGAGAATCCATTAATCAAAGAAATATTTGAAATTAATTCAACTGCTCCACTTGATGTAGTTGAAATTCCATTTACAATAAGTGCATCAAAATTTGTATCTACATCATAATTAAAGAATTCTGCATTATCGACAAATATTTCAGTATTTGTATTTGAGAAATTTTTAATAACTTTTGCGGTTGGATATACCAATGATTCAATAGAATCTCTAGTTTTATAAACATTTTCACCATTAATTTTCCGATCAACCTTTTGCTTAATCCAACTTAATGGTTTATTGTTTTCAGTATCTACTCCTTGTTCAGAATACAAATTAGTTTCAAATTTATCCGAGAATGATAAATCAAATATAATTCTCTTATCTTGAGACATTGTACCAGAAATACTATTATTTTTAAGTACTTGTACAGTATCACCTCTTTTTAAAGTTTCATTAATATCAGTAATCAATGTACTATCATCACCTGCTGTTCCTCTGTAAAAGAAAATTGCAACATTATCTTCTGCTTTTGGTGCAGTTGTGAATACAAAGGATGTTCCACCATCAAATTCATATGCTACTCCAGGATCTTGAATCACACCATTAATAACAATTAGTAATGCATTTGCGAGATTTACTTGAGAACCCTCTTGAACTTCAAAACTTAATAGTTCACTATTATAATATAATGGGAATCTTGTTCTAATTCCATCTTGATAATTTGCAATTGAATCGATATAATTAAATTCTCCAAATTGCCAAGCAGCAAAGGAATCTGTAAATGTATTAATGACAGTTAATTTAAATTCTGATAGTGGAGATCCTAATCTTGAATCAGTAACTAATCCAACTGGTTTAAACACATCTCCACGTTGGAAATTATATCCCTGTCTGGAGATATTAAATCTAGTTACTTCGTAATATGTTGAACCTATTCCAGTAGTAGAACTTGCTCCAACTTCAACATTTAGAAGTAGTCCTATTCCAGTAGATGTTGTCGTACCAATGCCCAATCTGGATATACCAGTTACCCCAAGATTCTCATAAGAAGGTTCTGAAACAAATATCTTGGGATTTGTATATCCACTACCACCACCGATAATATTGAATGATAAGGTTCCTCCTGCACCAACAGATGCTGTTATAGTTGCTGCTGCTCCAGCATGTCCACTTTGATATACACTTATACCTATTGAAACAATTCCATTATAGCCAGATCCAAGATTGTCTGTAGTTCCTATTCCAACAGATTTAATTGAACCTCCAGCACCCACTACAGCAGTCACTGCTGCTCCAACAAGGGGTGCATACCCCAATCCAGTAGATGATCCTAAAGAAATAATTATTCCACCCCTAGGAATTTGATTTTGATTAACATCAGATTGTGAAGTGATTACATCTAAAGTATTTGCTGATGTAATCCCAGAAAATACTACACTACTTATTCCTGATATAGAATTTTCAATAATCCTAAAATTATTTGTTGGATTATTATCGGTTGTTGGCGTTTGAAAAACACTGTTTATGAATAAAATACCATTTCCACCAGTAGATCCCAATCCAACAGTATTTGCACCACCAACAGTTAATGTGAAAGTTCTTCCAATTCCCGTAAATTGATTTGAAATATCGTCATATATCTGATTAGTTGTATAATTATTTCTCAAAAATACTCTACCAGTAAAATCTGATGTTTCGAATATTAGATTGCTAGAAGTTCTTTCTATTTGTGGATTTCCTCTTGGGGATTCAGTGAAGAAAATACTGTTACCAACAATATTATAAGAACCTTTATAAATTCTCGCTGTTCCAGAATCCGTATGAGATGATGCCGATGACCCCACAAATCCTCTAGTTACTTCAACCAAAGATATCGTTCCATTATTTGTAATTGGTCCAATATTAGTTGTTCCCAATCCAACATTAATAACACCCATATATTCATCATCAATTTTGAGAATATTTTTTGGGGAAATTGTAGATATGCCGCTCAAAGCAAATATTGAAGATCCAACACCAATTTGCCCACCATTTCCGGATAAAGTATACGATATTGGAGTAAATAATAATGGATACTGAACTAAATTATCAATAGTAATAATTGCTTTTTCGTTTTTCTTGAACATTTCAAGTTGATGTGCATTCCCTTGTCCATTGGAAGTAAATGTAACTCCTATACCCAATGTTGCATAATCTTGTCTTGTTGATAATTTAAATGCATTGTTTGACAGTTTAATAACATATACATCAGATGGTAATAATGTAGTTACAACTCCAACAGAGTTTAGTGTTGAACCAATTCCAACGGATACTGATCCTATTCCAATAAATGTTGATTTTGGAGTATATACAAGTTTTTCTAAATTACTAAAGAAATGATTTGGTATTGTGAATACTCCAGTTGTTTTATTCAATATTGAAGTCTCGGATGGATCAAATGTTTTTGCAAAAATTGGATATCCATCAGAAGTTAAATTAAATTCAGTTCTATTAATTCTATTTCCATTAATTGCATTATAAAAATCAACCTCAACAGATTCTGAAGATGCTCCATATAAAAGATCTGGGGGAATATTTACATCATCCAAAATTGTATATAAGCACTGATTAAATGATAAAACATCAATTTTTGATGTTATTGATGAATTTGGATAAAATTTTAATATAAAATTATTTCCAGAATATTCTGCTCCAAAAGTTCCAATTCCATTAGTGCTTCCAATTGAAAGGAATGGTGATTGTTGAATATAAGCATTTGCAGTATCCTGCACCATCATAATTTGATGTAAAGCACTTGTAGATCCAACACTAATTTTAATCAGAGATTTAACGGCATTAAAATCATTTTTGTTTAATGATATAACTTCTGTTGATGCTGCAGAAACTGTTGATGAATAATTTGATTGGTATATCGCGGTCCTTTCATATTCATTTAATTGACCTGATAGTTTAAAACGATATGTCCCAACACCAACTGCTGTTGTACCAAATCCAACAATTTTTGATCTAATAGTAACATCATTAGAGGAATCATTTGTATAATTTAAGGATAATATTCCAGAGGAAATATTTGCACCAAATGACCCTATAAAGTTTCCAGAATAGTTATAAATCTGATATTCGGAATCGAAATAATATTGTGAAATATAAGTATCGGTTCCATCATGTGTTAGATATGACTCAACAAAATTCATATCATTTGCACCAGCTTCAATTACTTGCGTATTCACATATAGTGAAGTAAATTTGTTAGAGTTTACAGATATAATCGAAGTTGTTATTCCTGAGGTTACAATTCTATTAGAACCCGTTAAGTCAATAAATCCAATAGAAGTTGTTCCAATGCCGGGTGAAGATGAATTGAATCCAGATTTAAGTAATTTTAAATCATAATCTACATTATATGAGTCAGTGGGTGTGAACTGTAAATAAGTTTTATTAAATTCATTTGTAACTATTGAGAATGATCCAAGTTCTTCTCCAGAAATGTGTGTAAGACCTGCTCCAACATTAACTATAGTTCCTTTTTCTAATATGAAATTATCACTGCCATCATTCAGTAAAACCAATTCTGTCAGTTGGATTTTGGAATTGTCTGCACTGGAAACTCTGAATAATAAATTATTATAAGATGTTGTAAGATCTAATTCAAAAATATTTAAAAAATCACTTGGTTCTCCATTTAAATTGGAGAACTGCCTACTTATATCATCTACTTTTAAAACTACATTAGTTTTACACTCAGTATAATCTGTTAATTTTTTATTTTTTAATTTTAAAAATTTGGAAGATGATCCAATAATATCAATATCCTTTACTAAATCAAAATCATAAATCGTATCTACTCTATTTTCTTCAATTATATCATAAATTATAGTTGTTGCATTTGAACTACTCGAAATTCCAGAATTTGTAGTTGATGTAATTCCAGTATCTGCAAAATTCTTCAATCCACTGGTGTGAAGTAAGCTATTAACTTGAGTTCTTAGATTTTGATATGTAATGGGGCTCTTTACTGTATACGATAGATTTTGATAGTAATCATTATCTGCAATTACTTGGTCATCTTCATCCAATTTTCCAATATTATTTGTCCACCCAAGATCCTTTCTAACAGAATAATCAACATCAAATTTTCCAGAATTAACTTTAATTGAATCTATAGTTGCTATATTACCAGATTCCTTGCCAGTTATTACCTCTTCAATAGATAAATCATAAGATCCATATACTTTAATGGATGTTTTATCATAATCCGTAATAATTAAATCTCTTTCAATATTATTAGAAACGATTGCCTCACCAATAATAAATGATGATACTTTTTGTACAACTTCAAATGATGGATAATCAGTGCTCTTTATAATATTTCCAATAGAATCTTGAATTGTTTTTGCTATTCCAGTATTTGTCGTTAATCCAATATTACTAAGATTGATCACAACCTCATCAAGAATTCCCACAGAGTAACCACTAACAGTAAAAAACTGATATCCATAGTCTTCAGAATTGAATCCGGATCCATCAGTACCAATTTTTTGAATACCTTCTACAAATACTTTATCACCAATATTGAATGGATTAGTTGAAAATCCAAGTACTGGTGTTGTTATAAAACAAGTAAAGATTCCCGTAGAAGATGACTCTACTTTTTGAATACTAATTCCATTGGTATTATTGGAAGTAAATAATTGTACGGTTGTTTCTGGAACACCTCTAGGTTCTTGTACGATATTTACTGCAGAAATAGAACTGCCAGTTATTACTGTCTCCAATATTCCACTATCAATTTTTTCTCCAGTTATAGAGTCAACAATTACAATTGATGGGGGATTAGTATATCCTCTTCCACCATCAGTAACTGCAATTGTATCAATTGTATTTGAATTTTTGATCGTAACTGTTGGTGATATGTATGCAATAGGTTGTAAAGTCTTATCTGAAGAATACTCAAATCCGTCATCAATTATTCTCACCTCTCTCACATTTCCTATATTTTGTGATTTTGCAACAACATAAGCATCTTGACCATCAATAGAATCAGATCCAGTAAATACTGGTAATTTTTTATATCCTATTCCACCAGAAACAATATTAATTTTATCAATGGGACCTTTCGCAGATATGGAATTTGTAGTATACGACAAAGCATCACATTCATTTTGAGAATATGTTAGTTTTTCGGGAACTTTGACTAAAGAAATATTAAAAGTTGTAGACCCAATACCAGAAATACTATAGTTTGAGTTATATACACTGTCTACGAATAATATTTCAGAATAATTACTTACTGTTATATCCGAGGTACTAATATATCCAGTTTTTTCCAAATTATAATATAATTTGGAAGGTAAGTTACTATCATACTTAATAGTAAGTGAAGCATTAGTTGAAATTCCAACGGTTCCTATACCCAATAAATTAAATTCAGAAGTAGATGCAGTAGAAACAAATTCATTATTAAAGTTTTGATCATAATATATTTTAAATTCATATTCAGAAAGTGAGTTATCTGATAAATTAAAAACCAAATTATTATTTTTAATCGATTCAATTTGTGGATTTATCAATGTAATACTATGATTGCTGCCCCCGGTAGATGCAATACTTACTGTAGTTGGGGGAATAGTACTGACATCAATGTAAGTTTCACAAAGTTTGATATTATTATCATCAATTTTATAAACATAATATGATCCCGTAGATAGTCCAGATGCAATTAAATTTGCAGAATATAAAATTTTATCTCCAGTTTTTAAATTATGAGAGTTAATTGCAATTGTACTAGATGTTGTATTGATGCCAGTGGAATTGAATCCAATAGGATTGATTAAAATATTTCCGGTAGTTGCATCTCTCTTAACATAAACTGAAGTTGAAGTTCCAATACCAACTGATAGATTTGGTTGTACATTGAGTTTAATGATATCTCCAGTAGTCAATTCGTGATATGTGGAAATTGAAACTGCAGATTTAATTTTCTTAATTTTTCCGGTTAATTGTGAATATGAACTTTCAAAGGAATATTGATCTGCATCACTACCATTATTGCGGAAGAATACTTCGGAAGAATTGAGAGTAGTTTTAATTCCAATAGTATTCTTATTCTTGTTAGTTACGTATACATTTTGTGGTAAATCAAATTGACTTCCAGTTGGTGAAGTTGAAATTGCAATCGGATCACCATTGCTTGCAAATGCAACTCTTTGATTATTTGTAAATGGGTGATTTTCAATATAAATTCCCTGTGTTGGAATATTTTTTGTAATAGTAGAATCACCGAATTGTGAAATTATAGTATTTGTAATTCCTGCCGTAGTTCCGACACCAACAGATTCTTTTGGATTAAAGAATACTCTGTCATTGACCTTTGACTCAAAATAATCAATGTTTTGAGAAATTGTAAATGAATCTGGAATAAAATTTATTTGTGTAGTTGCAGTGTGAGATACTCCTGTAGATCCCCTCTTTACTTTAAGTATATTAAGATTTCTGAACACTTCCAGTATTTGTAATGTTTCTGCTCCTATTGTAATACTACTTCCAACAGATACAGACGTTGGAAGTTGTGTAACATATACTTCTGTCGTTAATCCTACGGTTGATGTGGTGGGAATATTCTTAAAAACATTAGAATAATAAGAAGATACTCCTATTTGGTAAGAATTATTTAATTTACTTAAATTAGTTGAGAAACCTGAAATTACAACATAATCATTATCAGATAAATTGTGGTAAGGTAAAATTGAAACCTTTACTTCCCCTTCATTTTCCCAAGTGAAAATTGCACCCTCATAAGTTTGTACAGAAGTATTTAATTCTACAATATTCTTTCCTTCTATAGATGAAACTCTTGCAATTAATCCACCACCTTTAGTATTTGTATTATCAAATTTCAATACATCATTTACTTTATAATTTGAACCAGAATTTATAATATCAAAATCATTTATGTTTCCAATCGTTACTGATTCAACAATGGATCTTTGTCGATTAATTTGATCGGTTTCAATTATAAAATCATTTCCTGCATAATTGTCTGATACTTTATATGGTAAAGTATTTCTAAGTAAATTAGTCCCATTAAAATCATATGATTGATCAAGTGTAGAATTTTCCTCTAAAGTATTGGATCTATAATAATTACCAATAAAATATGGAAATTGTGGTTCGAAAGTTGAAACTTCAAGTGGTGCAAAATATGCATATGTTCCATTTGGAAATTCTGGAGTTTTTCCAAATCTTCCATTATATTCATCCAAATCCCCGGAATTGGTATATACATAATCTTCAACAAAGAATCCGGCAGAAATTCCTGCAGGTCTGTCTATAATATTGGAGGTATTTAATGTATAACCAGAAGTTAATAGTTTTGGGGCAGAATTTCTATCTTCTGAATTTGAATATCCATATGAACCATATATTGGATTTCCATCATACGCCCATCCAATTATGTTGGAAACACTAGTACCAGTATCACTAAATGATTGTCTTAATGTATTAAAATATCCGCAAACTGAATATTGTAATTTATTTTCAGTTTCTATTAAGAGTTCGTTTCCAAATCTAAAATTATTATTAACTGTCAAAGGTCTAATACTTGATTTAAATAATGCATTAGAACCCGATGCTTTAACTTGAATTGTGGTGGATGTACTTGAATATCCAATTCCAGCGTTTATAATTTTAACATCAGTTATTTTTTCGTTTGTAATAACGGGTCTTAATTCTGCTCCAGATCCTTGTCCTGTCGAATCAGTTACAATTAAATCGGGATTTGAATAGTACTCTAACCCACCATACTGAATATTTACGGCATTGATGATGCCATTGGTAATAATTGGTTTTAGTTGCGCTTCTTTACCATTTTTTATGGATATTGAAGGACTTCTTTCAAAGTTTAGAATGGTTGTTCCATAACCAGTTCCAGTTTCATATAAGTATGCGTCTACAAGACTGCCTCTAACTTTGGGAGTTGCTATAAGTGTTTGATACCCCTGAGTTGTTGTACCAAAACCAACTGAAGTATATTGTATAGAAACTGAAATATTTGGATAATTAAAGTACTGATAACCAGATCCTGTAGAAGAAAATTTAGTATAATTTTGTCTATTATAATTTGATGGGTTTGTGCCACCAATGCCAGCATCACATACCCTAAAAGAATCGTTATCATTTTTTAGAATATAATATTGTGATAGTGTTGAAATTCCTATTGTGGATGTTTCATAACTGTAAGTCACTAACTCCCCATTATTAAAACCATGATTTTCAAAATTGATAGTATGATTGGATGTAGATATTCCAGTTGGTTTGACAATTAATTTTCTATTAGTATAACCACTACCACCATTAATAATTTTAATTTCTGATATTGTATTTTTATATGAAGTAGTTCTAAATTTATGAATTCCTGTATTATTGTAAGTACTAAATCCTACAGTATTAATTCCAGATGAATAATCTGAAATTGATTGGTACAATTTAATTGTTGTGTTATTATCAATTTTTATATAATAAGTTCCGTTATTAATCAAGGTTGAGCTTGCAAATCCGACACCAATTGCAGCATTTCCATTGGAATTGTAAATTACAGATTCACCATTGACTAAATTGTGGTCAGTTAAAAATGTAAGTTGTCGTGTAGTTGTACTAATGCCGCCAGAATTTGTAGTTGCTCTGCCATCAAAAAATATTTCTCTTACTCTTTTTGTAAGAATTGGCTGAAGAACAGCACCAGAACCATTTCCACCACTTACTCCAATTGATACAATTGAATTAATATCATAATCTTGTGAATCTATATAAACTTCTTTGATACTACCACTAATTACTGGATGTACTAAAGCAGTTATTCCGATTCCAGATGAAACTGTTAGTAATGGTGGATTAATAACGTCATAGTTGGTCCCACCATTTAATACATCAATAGATTCCAATGGACCATAATAAATTTTATCATTTGATTTATAATTAGCAATCTCTACACCATTGACCAACATTCCAGTTGGACCTGGAATTGTAACTTGTCCAGTCCCATTTTCAGTATTTACATTTAATGGAAATTTTTTAAATACCTTTTGAGCACCAATTTGCTCAGATCTTTGAGAATAGATTGTAAATGTGTGCTTACCACTTGAAGGTCCAAATGTTAAATAATTGGATCCACCAATAAATGATCTGGAAGAGAATAATTTAATTTTTTTCTTATCCTCCGATTGAATTTTAATATAGTAACTGCCAGTTTCTAATCCAACTAAAGGACTCAGTGCTGGTTGGTAATAAATTCTATCACCATCAATAAAATTAACTGGATTGTCAAATGCTATAGTGGAATAAGTGCCATCACCAACAGCGTCTGTTAGTATTCCAACTGTACCATTATTAATTGATGATGTATTAATATTTTTTGTTATTTCATAAGAGGGTAGTGAATTTGACGCAGAATACGCATAATCTTGATCGGTATATAAATTCAATATATCCGATAAAATAGCATTATTTCCAAATTCAATTGGAACTACTGAACTACTTGCAGTATTAATTTTTCTTCTTAAATCATATTTCATTCCAGAATCTGGAGTAAATGATAGATTATTTAAAATAACTTTATTTTTTCCAACAATATTTGAAATGTATGCAATATTTGTAGTAGAAGATGCGACATTATTTGTATCTCTTTCAACAATTTCAACTCTATCTCCAATTTTTAAACTTGATTTATCAATTGGGCTTGTTAAAATGAAATTGTTGATATCTTCTATTTGATATCTTGAACTAGTATTGTATATCCAAGAATTTGCAAAAATTTGTTTATAGGTTTTATTCTGTTCCGGATTTTGAATTAAATCTCCAAGATTTTTAACAGAAATAATATCACCTTCATTAACACTTAGATTATCGGACACTTGTACAAATTGAGACAATGCTCCAGCAAGTCTTAATTCAACTTTCTTAGTGAGATCTCCATCTTCATAACCATAATAAATTTCATCAGATCTTACATCATTTGTAGAAGAAATTGTGGATGTAATACCAATACATCCAAAAAATTGATTTATACTCTTACTTGTGTAAGTAATGGTATTAATGCCCGATATGATTGTTCCAATTCCTGCAAATCCAATTGTAGAATCAACAGAAATTACAGAAGATCCAATAGAAACATTTTCAAGGCATTTTGTATTCGGTGTAATTGTAAAATTACCTTCAACTGCAGAAATATCACTATATCCAACAAAGAGTGAAATTTTAAAATATTGCTTATTATTCCTAGTAAATGGTTCTACCTCAGAGATGGATGCACTTGTAATATCATCAGTTGATTTTTTGATAGTTTGTCCAACCAGTTTGGAAGGATCTCCAGAGATTCTTTCTGTTATTACAACTTCTCTTCTAATAAATTCTGCAGATGATGGTTTGATTAAAAATTCTTCTAAATTTACAACTCTTGGAGTTACTCCATAAAGAACATTAAATAAAATTCTAAATGATTCATCTGTTCCTTTTGCCTGATAGAACGATCTTGCTTCCTTTATAAAATTACCAACGTTTAAATTAGAAACAAAGTCAAGATCCTCCAATCCAGGTGTTAGGGTATATTTTAATTTTTTGTAAAATTCTTTTAAAAATAATGAACTGAGATTCTGTACAGAAGAATTTGTAGAATGAATTTTTGCAGTTGATTCTGAAAATACTAATTCTTGCTGATTTAAATTTGCATGATAACTTGTAATACCACTAAATCCACGAATACAACCAGTAAATGTATTTGTAGTTAATCCAGTATATGTAACAATTTCATCATCAATTTTTAATAGACCATAATTTTGTGGAAATCCCTTAGTAGTACTGACTGTGATTGTAGTGTTTGTAGATGAAATTTCAGTAGTAGTATATGTACTATCTACTACTACTTCGGGAGTTAAGTTATCAAGTTTTAAATATTGATCTAAATTTTCTGCAATATCAATTGGACCACCTTGATATTCCTGAGAAATATAATATTGCTTTAAAAATTCTGCTGCATTGGGGCTTTCATCCAAAATAAAATTTGGAAGTTGGCTCTCAATAACTTGCTGAACCTTAACTCTAGACTCAAATCCAGTCTGTATCATATTAATTTCTTGTTAAATTCCCGTTTGAATAACTTGATCTATAGTACTCATCTTTAGAAAATACCGTTCCCGATATTTCATCACCAGACGCAATTACGTCTCTTACCATATTTATTGTGCTTTTTGAAATGTTAAAATTTAAGTACAAATCTTTCAATCCAATAACATCATTTGATTCTGGATATGCTTGTATTTCTATAATATCATTGCTCAATGAAGTTGAGGTAATATTCAATGTTCCCAACTTAATCTCACCTGTTAAATAATCAACTATTCCTGCAGATTTTACAATGGTTCTTATGGTGCCATCACTGATAGGTTTTACTATGGACACGACTCCAGTTTTTCCATCCGAATTTGGAGTATCTGTTAGATATACTGTATCTGGATCACTGGAGATTTTAAATCCAGTAGATTTGATATTATATCCAGATAAACTTATATGAAATCTATTACCAAAACATAATTCATATTGTGCAAATTGATTTACAAGTGCTTTCAAATCTCTTCTGATTCTTACCTTAGTAATATTTGAAGTTATAGCAGTATCTGTATTATCAATAACTTGAGCAATTTTACTATACTTAAATCTCCCTCCAAATGTATTAAGATCTATAGAATTTGAATAATTTGTAAGTGAATTAGTTACTTTTGTTTTTAAGGACTCAACTGCTGAAACTTGAGAGTAATTATAATATATTGAAGTATCAATTTCTACATATAATACTTTAAGGTCAATTATTTTTTGATTAATTCCAGAAATACTATATTGTTTTAATTGTGATAAAATTCTAGATTTTAGAAAATCTGAAACATAAGTTCCATTTTTTGGTTTAATGCTGATAGTTACTGTTCCAAACTCTGGGGGATCCAATTCTTCTCCACCAATAATAGCAACAGATTCGGTTTCTGGATAAATCTTTTTGATAATTGCTTCATAATCACGTGCAGTTACTGCTCTATACTGCGCAGAATAAATTCTTGGGGCAAAATATTTAATCGAATCAACAGTCTCAATGTCGGAACCATTCTGAGATGATTGGTTTGTTGTAATTGAGACTACATTATTAGATGTAATTGGAGAACCACCAGCATTTTTAATGCTTCCGGAAAAAGAAAATGAAGATGCACCATTACCTTCCTTACCATCGGTAACAATATAAGTTACTGTGACTACCGCATTATTTTCTAATTTCTTACCAATTAATCCATCGCCAAAGAGTAATTCATATTTTTCATCTTGTACTTCTTGTATGAGGTAAATTTGTGATGTAGAATCTACATTAAGAATGTTATCGACTAAAGAATACTCTACTCCAAGACCACTATCATTTACCCCCTTCACATAAACTGAAATTGTGGATGTATCGATATATGAATTACTCAGTATAAATCTTTGATCTAATGATCCATCGACTGTAAATTGCTTCGTTAAAAATGTTCCTTGATACACATCAATTTCATTGAAAGATGCGACACCACCAACAATATTTGTTGAGATATTATCTGGAATTGAAAAAATATATGATGAGTTATCAACGGTCCCTACGCACACTAGACCTGCCTGTAGAGTTGCTGTAGGTGTATTCGCACCTATAGACATATTAAATGATACTTGCGCCTTTGCTGCCGTTCTGGAACGAGGTACGTATCCAATATTTCTTGCTAATGAAACAACATTCTCACGAAGAGTTGCAGAATCCAAGAAGGATTCATTCACAATCATATTCGAGTTAAATGAAGTAATATACGTATTATATGCTAACGTATCAATTAATACTGAAAAATTAGATCCCTCAAAATCAAAATCCGTGAATGTGGAGTTAGCACGGAGATAATCCTTGATAGAAGTTTTTATCTGATCAAAATCTAGATTTGTAAATTTAGTAAAAGGCATTTTATCTTGTTGCCTCTAATAGGAAAGAATATTCTTGAGTTGGAAACTCTTGTCCAATGATATCAAAAATCACCGTTACATTGAATGTGTTTTGATCTGGAATAGGATCTACTTCAACTCTAACATTATTAACTCTTGGTTCAAAGTTATTAATTGAGATTTCAATTTGATTTTGAATGACTGATGCAGTACCAAAATCAATAAATTCGAATAAACTTCTTCCAATATCAGATCCTAATAGTGAATTAAAGAATCTTTCAGTTGGAATAGTTTCTACAATATTTCTTACAGATCTGCGAATTGCATTTTCATTTTTTAATATTGGTAGATCCTTCGTCACAGGATGTGGTTCAAAGGATAAACTGATATCTTTAAATGATCGGGATATCCTTTGAATTGCCATCGAACAGAGTTTTTATTTATTTATACCTACTTCCATAAAGAACCATATGTTGGTTCAGTACCATATTCCCAATCATCATAGTCTTCATCATTACGAATTTTTTCATGTAATTCAGTTTGTTTTTTAAGATTATGCTTTGGTGCATAATCGTACATTACCTCTTGAATTATTCTTTTTTGAGAATCTCCTGATTCGAATAACATTTTAGCTCCTGTTTTAATGAATAAAACAGAACTTTTATAAAGGAGGTTGCTATCTCCTATTCCTATTTAACGATTTACTTCACGAAGAGAATAATTATCAGAATTCAAATATTTTAACAACTCTATTGCGATTAATTTCGGATTTCCTTCACCACATGTATAAACATCTATTGCTAGACATCCCTCCTCAGGCCACGTGTGACACGATACGTGACTCTCAGAGAGTGCGATGACTATAGTACATCCCTGAGGTATGAAACAGTGCTGGAAGACGTTTAGAGTAGTCATCCCGGCACGTTTAATACCACTAAGCATTATTTCTTCAAGGGCAATTGCATCATTAATAAGGTCATGATTAACATCATACACCTCTAACAGAAGATGTCTACCCATTGAAAAACGTTCCAAGTCACTACTGTAAGTAAAAAAATATTTATCCCATAAAAAAAGCGGGTCATATTGCCCGCTTTGATTATTTACCTTGTCCTCGATATTTTTTACGAGCTAAGTTACGAGAAGTTGCGGCATACTTAGTATTTGCCCCATCACCCTGACGAGTGGTTTTGGGGTTTGATTCAATAATAACTTTACCATTCAATGAGGCACGTTTAGACATTAGTTTTCTCCAATAATTTCAGTTTCAATTTCATTTGGATTTGGAGAACCTGTCCGATAAAAATCAATTGCCAGATCCTCCATTGTATTGAAGTATTCTTCCTCTGTAAGATCTATGTAAATTTTACGCCCCTTACAAAGGATATTATACTTATTGGACATCAGATCACTCTTGTCTTTTCGTGACCAACACGAATACGAGGATCACACCAAATTTCAAAACCTGCTGCGATTGCATCTAAACAGAATGATACATCTTCTCCACACATATCCTGAACATCACCAGAATCAAAGACTTGCATCTTAGGGGCAAACCAAGGATACTTGATTCCATCATTCTCAAATACACCGTGCTTAATTAATACCCAACCAAAACCTGTATAATCAACGGTAAATGGTTTACGGCGTTTTGAAATACTTTCAACAGTTTCATGATTCATCACTCCACCATTATTACGGAAATCATCTTCTTCTAACCAGTGTGCTACAGAAGTCGTGTGTCCATCTTCAGTAGCATACCAACCAGCGGCAATGTCCTTCTCCATTAGAACTAATTGCCAGAATTTCTCAGTATTAAAGACAATATCAGAATCAATCCAAAGTTGCCAATCATAATTTAGTTTCCCATCCCAAGGAAGTTGATCTGGTCCGCGCAGTACATTCGCACCTAAACACTTACATCGGGCAAAGTTTACCATCGATGAATAGTCTTGTGAAATTTGAATACTTGCTCCTGACTGTACTAGATCAAAACAAAGTTGTACAAAACTCTTTAGGTAGGTATATGAAACTCCTCTACCAGGAAGGCAAAATACAATGGACTTACCTTTTACTATTTCCTTTGCTTTATTGTAGTCCCATTCTGGTTCATTATTTGATGTCGCTGGGACATTTGCTTTTACTGTGAATCCTTTAGCCATAATTTTAAATGATTACTTACATATCATACATCATTATCTATGTCCTGTCAATCTTCCTCTTTTTCACTTAATACTAGATCTGTACCTTCTAGTGAAAAGTTTATCTCACTATCCTCATACCAAGAAAGATCATTCACAATCCATTCGGGTATTACAATATAATGCTCCCCAGTAATTGGATCGACTTGTAGTGCCTCAAAATTTTTGCCGGAATTTTTTTTCATTTCTAAGTATTATAATTTACCTTTTTCAGAATTATATAGTCTCGGGAATTTTTTGAGTCGATCAATATTTATAGGTCGATTTGGGTCAGTTGTAGGTTAGGGTAGTTAGGGGGTTTTATATACGCGCCGGGCGACGACGGCGGCACCCCCCCACCGGGGCACTGCTGATCCACGAACGCACAAAAGGACTGCCCCCCACCCCGAAGGGCGCGAGGGCAGGGGGGGTTCAGGCAGGAAAGGAGAGGCGCTTTGCTTCAGGGTTGCACCAGTAACGGTGACCGGGACCGACCCACCCCTGAAAATCGGTGGCGAGGTCTGCTAACGAAACAGCAGAGAGACCGTCGAAATCACTGCCAAGGGACTGCCCCTTACCGTTTGATTTCCATTCGGTTCCGGTCCAGGTGGGTAGGTTCTCAACCTGGGTTCCGACCCATACGGTCTGACGGGTCACGAGGTCGGTTGCCTGATTGTAGAGCATGGGGTCCGGGTCGTTTGGTTCTTACGTATCCTACAGCATCGGAGGGGGCATCCCTCCCCTCCCTTGTGCCGGTTCAGCGACCGTCCCGATACTCCCCGATGATTCGCCCATCCTGCCGAACCTGTGCATACCCATATTCCTCAGAGAGGGAGAGGCACAGATCCCAGGCGCGGTCCTGATCGGTGGTTTCGTTTTCCCAGGGGGCAGAGGGGCAGATCACGGAAAGTTGGGTCATGGTCGGTTTCGTTTGGTTCTTAAGTATCCTACAGCATCGGAGGGGGCATCCCTGCCCCCTAGTGTGCCAGTGCCTCAGGCGGCACACAGCAGAGCAGATTCTAGATTCACCTCTCTGGTGTCTAGCAAAGCATAATCATGATTTGCTTCTAGCTCCACCAGGTAAGCAGTAGCAGTGGAGAAACAATCAAACAGGCGCAGAGTAGAGAACACCTCGCCCTCGTAATCAATTCCAGCGATGACAGCGTAGACTTTAGACATTTGGTTTCCCTTTGTTTGGTTCTTACGTATCCTACAGGCAACCCCACCCCCCAGAGGGGGCAGGGTGGACAGTTCAGAGATCGGCGATCAGTTCGGCAATCGCTTCGGCATCGATCTTAAGGTCGTTCCAGCGGCACCCGTCTGGGGTCTCAGTCGATCCACACTCCCACAGCAGCGCCAGAAGGTCAGCATAGGAGCGGCACTGGCGGGCAGCATGGTAGAGTCCCTCATCATTCTGAATCCAGAGGGCAACGTTCCAGGTTTCCCAGTTTGCCCACCCGTTGTAGGTTTCGGTCTGAGCAGCGGTGGCGGTAGGCATCGGGTCGGTTTCGTTTGGTTCTTACGTATCCTACAGGCAACCCCACCCCCCAGAGGGGGCAGGTGTGCCAGTTGCTCAACTGTCCTGGGTTTCCTCCTGGGGGGCATCCGATGCGATAGACTCCAGGATCTGCAGGAGTTCCTCACCATTAGAGGCACGATTCAGCAGAGCAGATGCAATTTCGAAAGTCATGATAAAATGTAAATCAGTGTGGTTTGAGTTAGGGTGTCTTTAGAGCGCATCCCATTCTCTATACTCTCAGACGATGTTAGCGGGTGATCCACAACTCCGATAGAATGAAACCATATTCTGTGCCTCTGCAATTGTCTTGAATTGTTGAGTCTTCCAGATCTGCTGATAAGGTGAGAAGAATTGAATGGTGATCATCGTTGTTAATCAGTGGGAAAGGAGTTTGAGTGAATCAGAGGGGGAGAATTGCTCCCCCTTAGAGTTTAGGCAAGGCGCATTCCAGAGAAGAAAGGAATGCTGATGAATTCAGTTCCAAACTTAGAACGAAGGAACCAATTGAACTGCTTTTGGAAGACACCCTCACCACCAAGTCCGTGCTCCTGAAGAATAGCATTCAGGCGGGACTTGGTGGTATTGGATTGATACCCACCATCATACAACCTGATGAAAGTATCACCCACCTCAGCAATCTTATTGCCGTGCAGATAAACGAAACTCACACCCCCAATGTTAACGACTTCCGTATTGTCACACTTCCAATCAACACTTTTGGTGATGGCAGCGTTCATTTGGCGTTCGATTTTGCGCATTGGGTTGGTTTCGTTTGGTTCTTACTTATCCTACAGGGTCACCGACCCCCCAGAGGGGGCAGGTGTGCCAGTTCAGTAACTGACCACCTCGGCATTGACGGAGGACAGAAGTTGTGCTACCTTATCCTGTTGCAGTTTGAATACAACTTGCGAATTGTTGTTTGCCTTACTGTTGCCCAGGAATGCACCGATTCCGTTGTTGTTAGTCACGCGAATTCGCAGACCACAATCATACTCTTTGACGCCATCAGTAAAGAGTAAACGACGGGAGGATTTTGCACAACCTTTCAGGAAAGGAGTGTAACCCTCTTGAATGTAACGTACTGCAGGATGTTGGTCTGCATCATAAGTGTAGAGAACATTTGCTAGAGTATCGTTCACGGCAACCTTCATTTCGCTGTTCGCATCAATCATTTGAGTTTGAATGAAGGACACCAACTGTTCAGCACTGAAGGAGTCAAGAACTCCACTGCAGAGATTGTTAAATTGTTGGCGAACTTGCTTCACAAAGGAGATAGCGGAACGCTGAGAAGCAGGCAGTTGGCGATGTTCTTTGACTTGCTCAATGAAGGAAACAAAAGTATCACCAGCAACGTCAGATACCTTGCTTGTGTTGATCCAGTCAAACGAACCATTCTTAACACCTTTCTTGCGCTTGATAGTCCATTTGCGGTTACGTTTGGGGTCAAATAAATCTGCCTTGTTCTTCGTCCCTCCCATGAGATATGTAGAGAATGAAGCAAGATCAAATGCAATCAAAAGATTCCTAGTATCTTCTTCGTTCTTGATGCCTTCATAATGAACGCGCCCAGTTGTATCAAAACCGGAAGTTCCTTTTGCCATGATGTTTAAAGTGGGGTTCCACGATTAGAGTTTACAGGTGATCCGTCTTTAAGGCGCGGGTCGTTCCTTGGTTGATGAATTAATTATAGGGCATCAGGGGTCCCCAGGGTCAGATGGTGGACAGTCCCTCAATTGGCACGTTTGGCAGCAGTGAGGATCAGATCCAGCAGCAGGAGGGCAACGACTGCCTTCCAGAACCCGAGGGCAGTGATTCCGAACCAACCCAGGACCAGGACCAGCAACCATGCCTTAAGGGCAAGCTCAGCAACTCCCACCAGCAGGAGACCGAAGGCAGTGCCTGCGATGGTTGCGATCTTAAGTGCTTTGGTTTTGGTCATCGGGGTTGCTCCCTTTGCTTGTTGAATGTATTGTAGACCCTATGGGGTGCCCTGCTAGGGGGTAGTGGACAGTTAGTTAACTGGCACACTGAAACCTCCCGTGGTTGAAGTTAGCATAAGCGAAGACCTCACGATTAACCAACTTAAACATACCAAACTCATTGGTCATTACATAACCCTCAGAGTCGATTCTGTTGTAATTGATGTATGCCTGAGGTCCATCATTGCGGCAGAGGTATAGTGCGTCTTCCTTAATCGACTTAACCAACTTCCAGAAACTAATCAGAATAGGATTCTCAAAGTCCTCAGGATTGACTTCCTTACCTTCACGAATACAGGCATTGAGTTGCTTTGTAATTTGTGCCGCAACTTTGGGGGTCACAAATTCTACACCAAGAGCCATCACCTTAGCAAACTTAGAAACCTCTTTAAGGTCTGCAAAGTATTCGGCACCGGCAAAGATTGATGCCGTAGGTTGTACAAATTTGACGGTCTCAGTATCATTCCAGATCGAACGATCAGGCAGTGCTACAGCATCACGAAGATCGCTCTCAGCATAATAGCAGGTGTGCGGTGCAATGATTATATTTTGTTCTACTACTTCTGGGAACTGATAGGTGATAGTGTTGGGGGTGTATTCAGTAGATCCACCAAACCCAATAAAGTCCCCTTGATAAACGGTGTTTGTAAAAGGTAGGCAATCAAAACAAGCGTGAAGAATGTTTGCAACTTCGCCAGAATGGTTCGCATCAATTTCCTCATGTGATTCGTTGATTTTGATTTTAACTTTGTTAAAGACACTTTTGGTGCCCACGAAGAAGTTTCCGGTTGCAGGATTGCGACCCCAGACAATAGCAGGAGCACCATCAATCTTAACACTGAGATGACCGGGATTGAAGAACCAATCTAACACGGAAAGGTCACCGGTCAGGATCGAATCTTCGGGGTGCTGAAGGTGGGTGTTTTTCATTCCATTATTCTACAGGGTCAGGGTGGGGGATCGGGTCCCCCTTGTGCCAGTTCTCAGACTGTCACATACATTACTTTATCAGGTGCCCGGTAGATAGAATCACCATAGAAGACTTCCAACCTCACAGTGTTACCATAGAAGTCAGAAGGTAAACCATAACGAAGGAAGTTGCGAGTTGTCGAATAATCAGAAGACAATCCCCGATCAGTCATTCCGACTTCATTATACTCACCCTTGGCATTCTGCTTGGTGTAGATGATCTTCATCGGATCGGTTTCGTTTGGTTCTTACTTATCCTACAGGGTCAAGGGACGGTCTCAGGGGGTCACTGTGCCACTTCAGATACTGGCACAGTTGTTGTATTCGGTCATCACATCTGAGACCTTTTCTAAGACGGTTTTGTAGATACCCACATCCATCCATTCGGGGCACTCATCGTGAAACATTACCAAATCATAAAGTATAGAGAACTCTTCAAATGTGAAGGCGTCCATCATACTGTAGCGGTTGGTTTCCATTTACTTTGTTTGGTTGACTTGTCAATTATGGCACCTCTAGGGGTGCTTTGGGTCAGATAGTGGACAGTTCTTCAACTGTCACACCCCATCACTCATTTGTTCAGAGGTGATTTGTAGAACGAACGAAATACTGAAACCACGATGATTGCGGTGCTGATAATACCAATCAACCCAAGGTAGGTTACAGTGTCGCCAGTGAAAGTGTAAAAGTCAGGTGTCATTTTAGTAATCAATGTTAGAGTTCAGGTACTCATTCACATCGAACTTCTCATCATTAAGTTCGGGAATATCCAGATCAAAGATCTCACCTTGACTATCAGCAATCTCAGACCAGAGTTCATCAAACATTGGGGATCTCTCAGGAACAAATGTAATATAGAACGGATTGGGCAGGATTTCAAGGGGTCTTGTGCCAGTTCAGCAACCGGCAACCACCCCCTGCACTAAGTGTTAGAAACTGCTGGAGAATACGTAACCATCTACGAAATCATAATCATAACGAAGATTCTGTTCCCAGGTTGCCTGCCAATCAACAACTACGTAGGCAGGAATATCATACCCATAAACCTCAGTGATAACTTCTTCGGTAAATGTTGCCTCGTCATGGTATACACCACGGAATGCATCTTCTACGTTCTCAACATAATGCACCGCACCGTGATATTCAATGAAGGCATCAACTACATCATAACCAATACTCTCGCCAACACGAACATACTCATCATAATAGGCAACGAAGTCTGCCTCATTGTGCTCATCAATGAACTTAAGAGCATCATCTAAATCATACTGACCTTCGATACAGTTCTCTTCGATGAATTCAACAGTCTCAATTGCGAAGACTTCTTTGTAGTTTACTTGCAGAGTCACGGGCATTGGAGGAATCTCAGGAACAAATGTAATGTAGAACGGATCCGGTCAGAAGTCAATGGGCAGTGGACAGTTCTCAGACCGTCACACCTCACTAATTAACTTTAACCGACGAATGATATCATATATTTCCATTTGATCCATATCGATCTCGTTCATATCAACAGGAGCAAATTCTTCAAGATTCACTGTACCATTGGTGTAGATCGGGGCATAATACAATTCGTCTCCATCTTCCTGAGACAAAGTATAAACGCAACCGTGATCAGTAGCAGTTAGAAAAATCATTGGGTTTCTCAGGTACAAATGCAATGTAGGACGAATTCGGTAATATTGCAAGGGGGTCTGTGCCGGTTCTCCAACTGTCCTCATTCTCAATAAGACCTATACTATTGAGAATCAATAAGATATCTAATTGAGAATAAGGACCAATCTTCGAACTGGCACAAGACTAGAAAGGATCGTACTCTTTGATGCTACAATGAACTTCTTCATCCCCTTGAAGTTCTAGTAATTCTTTCCAGTCCATATCTACCACATCTAGATCATCATAACATATGATGTCTAATGTAACAGTAAGCAGGCGTTTCTGTGCTAACATAATGTCTAGATGTGTATGTGTACTAGATTATATCATGCATAATGCTTATATGCTAGTGCTTCGAGATCATGTGCATCTCGTGCATATTCCTCGTCGAGTTCATGTGTATACTCGTCGAGATCGCATGATGCATCGTTGCCTGATGTATAGTCGAGATCATAGTCGTCGTACATAGCTCGTCGAGATCCTGTGTGAGTACTAGATGATTATAGCACATGTCTCGACGAGATGCAAGTATGATGTGCAGGTCTCGACGAGAATGTTGTATGTATATATGTGCCTCGACTAGAATTATAGCACATCTAGTCGAGATTCGCAACCCTTATGCTAAGTTTTGTGTGGGATCTTGGAGATTTCTGCGGGGGGGGGTTGACTTTATAACGTGCGCGTGTTATAATCCGCTCGCTTAGGTCACAAGTCTCAGAGGTCTTTATGATGCCTTTATGATGCCTTTATTCTCAATAACATACACTATTGATTCTCAATAAGAGAACACTATTAGACCCATAATAAAAGCTAATTTATATTTATTAATACATTTTTTAATGTTTTTTTACTATAATTCATCATAAAACAGGAATAATCTCACTTTCTTTACACCCTTGACGTTTAATACACTCCTCATAGAATGATGCATCCTCAATAGTATAAAACGTTACTATTTGTCTTGAATAATTCTTCTTCTTTGGTTTGAGGTAAGTTACTTGGTACTTCATGTATTTCAATTCGTATTGGTTGATTATCATTCCAGTGTCGTATCACACCGGCAATGATGAAAGTATTAGTGATTAAGTAAGTTATAAAGATAACAGTACGAATGACTGCAATCTTATCAGACTCCCTATCACACTCGGATGCTTTCTCACCTAGTGCCTTTGACCACAATTCCCATATTTTCATTTATCCGATTGTTTAAGTAATTCTACATCCTTCCATTGTGATGCATAAACAAGTAAACAAACATTTCTGGATCTTTGCTCAAATCTTGATACACAGATAGTAATATACTGATCACATATAAAATCAACAAAACCAACCTGTTCCTTGTACCTAACATCTAAACCTTGATAAAAAGCAATCATAGGAATGCAGACTCTAATGGTGTACGATTTGGTATCATTGCAGAATAAGGAGTTGTACTGTTTATATCTACCTGCTTACCAATGGACTTCGCATTGATTGGTGCATAATAGACTCTATTCTTTGGTTTGTAGAATCCCCATACAGTTGAGGTACGGGCACCAAGGTTGTAATCAAATTTGCGATGGCAACAGAGCATAATGCGAATAGTAGTGGGATTGAACTGTTCATACTCATAAGAATAACCTTTTGGAGAATGGTGAGGAAAATCAATCATCTAATGCGACTCTTAACCGATCAGGACTAATACCTTCACTAATATAACGTTGAAGATGTTGAGCACATACATCTCTTGTTAATTGAACTTCTTTCTCATCAATCAGTTCCCATCCTGTTGTATTAAACTCTTCAATACGATAAAGTACTTCCATTTGAATTAAGTTGTAAAGGAATCAATAATACCAGACACATATTCATCTTGTAATGTGAACTTCTGTGCATTTACCACACTTGGCATAATCATATTCACATATCGTTCATCATACTGTTTCTCTTGTGATAGAATATTAAATGCCTCGGTATCAGACTCTGCAATCAGATTGATTACTCCACCATACTCAGAAGCTGGAAAAGGAACCCAGTAGTCTACAATATAAAGTACTTTCATTTGTTTGATTAATTACTCCTTCATTTTAATTGATTTGGTTTCATTTGTCAACTGACGATTCAGTTCATATAAGATCGGAGACAGTTGTGATGTGAAAAACTTCTCATACTCATTTCCTTGCATTAGTTTAATAATGTTCTCAGTCTGTTGTAGTGTGAAAAGAAGTTTACTTGTCGAATTCATATCAATCCCAGGAGACTTCTTTCAGATACAATCCAGGCATCACAAGAGTACCCTTAGATGCATCTATCTTGTACTCCCAGGGGTATTCCATCTTATTGAATGAATCCCATGTGGTGAATCCTTTCTCCTTGCTGTAGGTCATTTTAACCGTCAATGAGAACTTATTAGAATAGATGTTCCGTGATTTGAGTGCTCCACCTTTCTCACGTACTTCAATCACAGTACAAACATCTTCGGTAAGAGTGTTTTGTGATTCCAGTGTACAGGCAGTCTGATACTTGAATGATTGCCCTGCAAGTACAGGAGCAGGAAGAAGAAGTAGCAGGAACAGAAGTTTATTCATTTGTTTAGTCACATGAATTCTGCCAAATAGTAGTCAACTGTAATTTCTAAGCGACTCGCTTCTTTCTCAATCTCTTGCTCTTGAATCCGTCGTGCTTCGGCACGATGATTCCCATAAACCATACGACCTTCGTGATAAAGTTCTTCGACTTCAAAATGTTTCATAAAATCATCAAATGCCTCAATGAATTGTTGTAGATCCTTGTTGTTCATTAGTGTGTTCCGATAACTTTTGGTAGTCCCATAAGAATTAAAAAAGTTAAAAGTGCAACCACATCCCAACACTTGTTCCGAATCATATAAGGAAGTGCTAAGGCATTTCCAATCATATACAGTGTTGCACCCATTACCGTATCATGATAAAGAGTGATGTAGAATGCAAAAACAATTGTAATACTAGAAAGAATTCGTGCCTTTGAGTCCATGATGAATAATTTAACAGGCACCAGAAATTGGATTACCAATCTGAGGAATTACATTAAAGTCAATCACCTCATAACCACATTCAACACGCTCATTCACCTCATCAAACATATCATTCTTGCGAAGAAATTTCTTTGATGTGGTTTCAGTACCGGTGAAGGATATAATCCTCAAAAACCAATCACTTAACAGAGTTCCATCAACAAACTTAACAGGATAATAATCAACAATACTATTGCTGGTGGTGGACTGGAGTTTCATCGGGTTCTCTTGATTGTCTTCTTATTATAGGGCATTCAGCAGTCGATTGGGGAAGCACTGTGCCACCTTGTGAACTGGTACGGGATTGGTTTCATTCATATACTGTTGATATAAGATCACTTCTTGTTCCCGTGCTTCTATTTCATGCGGTTGATCCCAATATTCAATATCCTCCACATTAACCGAATTATAATACCTCTTATCACGTTTCGCACGAAGAGATCCAGTCACCCACTGTTGCAGATGTACCAGTTCGTGTAATAATGTCTGAATATACAACTCTTGATTCATATAGGTATCAAGTTCAATTAGAAACCTACGAGGACGATAGGATTTGCCAATATAATCACAATATCCATATACACCTTCACGTTTCAGTCCACGATGAAGAATCTCAACATAAAGCTGATGTCTGGGTAGAAACTGATTCAGAAACCAAATGGTAACATCCGTACATATTCTTTTGTGATAACCATATCCAGTAGTTTCAATGAAAGATTGCATGACCAATGTAAAAACCAAATGAATGAAGAAAGAAAAATTAGACGGTCAAAGTTATTCAATTGCATCCGAACAGTGCTCCTCCAATTGCGGCACCAACAGGAACAGACCAGGCATAACCATCACCACGACTCATACTAGCGGCAACTCCACCACCAAGCAATGCACCAAGAATAGTCGAACTCGGACGACATCCACCACTGCTATGGTATTGATTACCCGAATTACAGGGAACATTGTAGGATTGAACAATTACTCCACCGGGAACATAATTCCCATATCGATCATATCCACCAGGTTGATATACTTCCCGATTTTGTGTACAGACAGCATAGTTGTTCACTTGTTGTGCCTGTACCGGAACAGAGAGAAATGTAAGTGGAAGAAGGAGAAGTAGTTGTTTCATTTTGGTGGAGGAAGTTTTGGAGCAGACATCTCTATAGTTTGTTTCTGTAACCCAAGCATAAGACCATCAAGGGATTGTGCGATTGGACCAAATCCAACCGTTGCGGCAATGATACCAAAGATAGTTCCGGCAATAAAATTAATCATTTTGCATACAAATAAGCACCTGCCCAATCTGCATTCTCAAGCAACCATTCGCGCTGCTCAATGATACGAAGATCATAACGAACACCTTTAGCAGGTGCTTTCCAACCAGCAGACTTGTAGACTTCACCAGTCTTCTTATCCACAAAAGCATGAACTGAACGATTGTTGCGAACAGAAGAATCAATCATAATGACTTTGTGATACTTATGACCCGATTCGATGATGTAGTTGTATCCTTCGGGACCGGCATCTTTGAGAGCATCACAGAGCATCAGGGTCCACTTCCTAACATTCAACTGAATAGTGTTGCGGGCGTCCTGTTGGGCAGCGTAGTCGGCAAAGGAAGCAGTCATGGGGGTTGTTTGCTTATGAGACTATTGTAGGGCATCCAGGAGGGGTTTCCGTGCCTCCTGTACCAGTTCATCAACTGTCTGTTGTGCGATGCGAATTGCATCGGGATTGGTGTCGAGGGTGGTACAGTTCCTACCCAAACCAAAAGCAGAAATAGCAGTGGTCCCAGATCCGCAAAAGGGGTCCAGTACCCACCCATTCACGGGACAAGACGACTTTATGATACGTTCTAACAGTTTTAGGGGTTTTTGTGTGGGATATTTACGCTTATTAGACTCACTTCGGGAGATAAAGTATACATCATCCCATAGATTCTGCACCGGAACACCCTTGGACTCATGAGAATAGATTTTTTTGTAGATGTTATTGCTGCCGTAGTGCAGTAGACCCTGAGCGTCCATGGATTCCAATTTTTCCTTTGTTATACGAAACCCATACTGAGGATTGTATCCCTTGTACTCAAATCTTGCGGAAGGACGACTCTTCTCACCAGTTACTTTAGCCAGGGCATAATAACCAACTTCATCCTTATTCTTGAAACTATTCTCGGCATAAACTGGATCCAATGAGGTATATTCGACCTCAAAGTATGGTTTACCTTTTTGAAGAACAATAATACTATCTACAATATTACCCCACCCATTCTTTAGATTGTTCTTTGGTCCACTACGTTTCCATGAGATGTTTGTATAGAATGCATCACGAACTTTAGCATTAACTTTAGACAGTACTAAGGCATTGCCAATAAAGTTATTGTGAGCATACAACCAACCATTATTATTCAGTTTTGCAAATGAATTGTTAATTATTTCGGCATACCAATCAATATAATCATCAAATGAACTCCAGTTATCACTGAATCCTTTTTCTTGACCATCTTCTTCTTGCATGGTAAAGTCCCTCTGCAAACCAAAGGGAGGGTCCATATAAACTAAATCAAATGTTTGGTTGATTGTACTCAGTTCTTCAACAGGTTTGTTTAGAATGTTAATTTCAGGCATTATCAAAGTAAAGGACGGGATACAAAATCAGTTTCATCATATTCACCATCAATCTGACCGATGGCAACTATTTCAATTTTAGCAAAAAAATCTTCTTTAGCCAATGGTTCGATTGAAACTCGGTACATTTTTGAAATAGAACTTAAGTGTTTTTTGTGAGTCTCCCAAATTTTATCACAATAGGATCGATGATTTTTTAAGATTAGTTCTGCATCATCTTTCTTAGAATATGTAATGAAAACTGGGGTTTTATCGTCATACATTTGAGTAACCATTTGGTTGTATCCCTTCGGACCATCTGCTTTTGGATTGTCTGTGCAAACAATATAACCATATCGATTTCTAGAAAGATTACCCGAATCATATTCTCCTTGAGATTTTTTCGTGATAATTTCTCTTGATTCATCAGTAGAGAGATTTCGTATTTTTTTACCAGAAAACTTAGAAGGATTTAAAATGGTCTTTGATACTAATGTAATTTTACCTGCCGAAAAAACTTCATTTGCTTTGATTGATTGCAACCACATTCGAATATGTGGGTCATCTACTGGCGTTCCAGGTTCATAAATGTAACCAAGATCCTTTATTTTCTTTATTCCAGCAAGAACCAAATCATTCATTTTGGTTGATTTGGTTGGATTATGGGAATTGTTAATTTGAATCCCCAGTTCTGTCGCTGCTGACCATTTGTGAGCATCACCATAAGATCCCGTATACTCATAAACATCAAAATACCACTGTCGTTGATTTCTATTTTTAAGACTCGTAATAAAATGATGATGATCAATTACTTCATACTTTCCATCACTATTCAATGTAACGGAAGGAAGTTCGGAATCTTCGTCATAACCAGCCTCATTAATATTAACACTGATGTCGTCAACGTGTTGATAATCTATTTTTTCAACTCGTGGGTCATTATCACTCAAGATAACGTTATCAAGATCGGCAAGTATAGTATCAACAAAACGATAATATTTGGTACTGTGACGTTCTTTCTGTAATGCGTATTTGCTTACTTTAGGTAATTGATTTGATAGAATAGGATATTTTGCCATTTTGTGTCAAAATTGAATACTTCATCATTATATAGCAAGTTGCCATCTTTTGTCAACAAAAAAGAGGGTTTATACCCCCTCTTGTTATGGAATTGTAACAATTAAATTAATCTTCGTACACTCTACACTCAAATGCACTAGGATTTAACTCACAATACAATTCTAATGGTGATGGATCATGTGAATCTTCGGGATGATTTGCTTTATATGTTTCCAGTGCTTCCAATTCTTCTTCTATGTGTCGTCTTGATTGTGATGATATTGTTGGGTCATTCAAAATATCAACATCTTTCTGAATGTGTTGGTCAATATTATTCATTGGAGTTAAAAAGAAATGTGTAAATGTAATCAGTTGCAAATTGTTCCGAATAATATGCTTTCAGAATCCCGTGTGCCGGATCATTTGCAGACATATGGGCATCATAATCTTTATGAAACTGTTTGTCAATGGGTCCTTCGGCAGTTTCATCAAGACATAATTTGTATCTATCTATGTATTTTTTAGTGATCTCCATATACTCATCATAAAAATCATAGTCTTTCTTATTGGTCCAGAACTTTTTCGAGAAATACTTTGTAAGATCATAAAACTTAGAGTTTTCAGTATCTCTATCTGGAAATTCTGAAAGATAGTTTAAAACATAATTTTGTTCGTATTCCGAATCACCACGAACAGGATGAAAATCAGTTGCTCCAAAGTATTTTTTAGTACCAATTCGAATATACTCAGTACCGAAGATTGGTGTTTCATAGCAATATTCGGGATATACTACTAAAGTTTCCGCAGTAAACTTATCTTTGATATCAAGTTCACAGATACGAATTCTGCGACATTTATCGGCAGTCCAGGCATAACTACGAATAATTGCAGTTTCAGTTTCAATAATTGAATCTAACCAATTAGGTAAGGGAATAGGATTTAGTGCATCAAAACACTCATTTACAATATTACTTAACATTTTATTATTTTATAGATGCCAATGTTTACTTATAGAAAAAATCACCTTTTCCTTGCAGAGATCGAACAAGCAATTCGGTGAATTTTTCCATCTTTTGATATGATACAGTATGTGGGTTGTAGTTAATTGCCTCTCTTAGGGCATTTAATTCCTCCCATTCTTCTGTTGTAAGGTCTTCTATGCTTGTTCTGGAGAGAGTCATGATTTCAATGCGATTGTGTTGATTCTAACACTTATCTTCATTAATATGTAGAAACTTAACAATCTCTTCAGGATTTCTCAAAGTTTTTTGACTCTCTTTCTTGATACTCTGTGTAGAGTGAGTTGTGAACAGTCATAAGTTCAGTAATCCAAAAGGCAGCAGGATAAATGCCCAATTCCTTCATCAATCCCCTATGAGAAACACCATCCTTTTCACATTTACACATAATGTAGCAGATTGCCTGAACCATATCATACTTATCCTCTTCAGAAAGCATATGATACTTTCCTACTGCTTTCTGAATTGATTCTCTGGATGCTTCTTGTAGATGCTTACAGGCATCAGAATCCCACCATTCTTCTAGTGCTGTACCAAACTCATTAGGTTTGTTTGTTTCTTCAATCATTGTTAAAAAACCTCCCATTTTTACCACTACTTCCTGGGTTGCGTGATTCCAGTTTATCCAATAAAGAATCAGTACTAATTACAGATTCAATGCGACTAATCAAATCAGCAATCACACTACAAACCATAGGTCTTTCTGTTCTTGCTGCATAAGATAGTGCATTCCTCAGACTTGCTTCTGCTTCTTTTAGACTTTCTTCTACTTGTGTTCCGAGTGCCATTGATTTACCTCAATTAAATTTTTATACTTAATACAATCTGGTGTTCTTCGTTGACAGTGTTCAATATCAACAACTCTTGGTTCCGAAGTTACTGTGGGAGGTTCTTCATAAAATAATACAATTGGACCACATTGTAGAAATGCACAAACCATCGTATTCAATAAGTTTAACATTTCTTGATAACCGTTTTCAGGTCATTTGCATGAACTGATTCATCCCCAACTTCATCAACTATTTTAATCAGTTTAAATGATCCATCACCTTGATCAATCCATTCAACTTCGTCTCCTTCTTTTAGATTTGCTGCTTCTAACAAATCATCTGGGAAAGTAATATAATATGTTCCACTTGGATCATCTTCTTCAACAGGAAGAATCCACTTCACAACTTTATCCTTTGGTTTTTTCCAGGAACCATCTTCTTTGAAGTATCCCTTAGAGATAAGTTCTTCTTCTTCGGCAACACTACACATCGCATTCAATTCTTCTTCTGTATATTGAAGTGCTTCCATATCACTATGTCCCCAAGGTGGCATAGAAGGTTCTTTCCAAAAATCATTCCAAGATTGCTTACATTCTGAGGAAGTATCATCTTTATCACAAGTCAGATGCTCTTTACCATTACCATTCAACAGAGCAAGAAGTTCATAAGCATCTGATGCCTGTTTCTTGTATGTGTAATAGTTATCCTCAACAACACCTTTAATCACATCATAGATTTCTTGTGGTGTTGCTTCTGCGGCACCCATAGCATCGTACAGAAAGTTCTTAAGTTGCCCGAGAGAGTATTTTTTGTAATCAGTCACGATTTTGAAGTTCCTCTTTGATTGCTTGTTCCATCATAACCTGAATCTCTTTGGATGTCAACCCATTCAAAAATTTCCAGTTTGGGTCTTCTTTGTCCCATTCCATTTGAAAACTCCCATCAGGTTGCTCTACAATCTTAAGGGAATCAATCTCTTGGTTTTGGTTTGTTACACTCATTGCAATAATATGAAAAGTTTGATTTGAAGTATGTTACTACCTGATAATGATCTTTGTCTAATGGTTTCTCTTCACCACATTTAGAACAAACTCTAATTTGGGATGTAATCTCCACCCCATTCAGATTTCTCTTGTTTACGAAGTTTCTTAAGTTCTTTATAAAGTTCCTTGATTTCTTGATATGCTTGTTCTGGAGTAATTTTATCCGTGATTTCAAGTCCTGCAATGAGGGCACATTTATCACCAAACCTTGCGAGTGCTCGTTCGTAAGCCGAAAGATTTTCATACATTATTTGTCGAGTCCATAGTCTTGTAAATTATAAGTCACTGGATGAATATTGTCAATCTGTGATTGAAGACGATTTTCTATTTCATAGAGGCAGTTAGTTGTTTCTACATTCTCTCCTTCCAGTGCTGTGATGCGTTCTTCCAGTCTTACAACTTCTTTTGCAAGTGAAGCACAAAGTCCAGCAAGACTATGCTTGTCTCCATTAGTATCAGTAACTAAAAGTTCATAAGTTTCCGGTTTTTCATAATCTTTAACAAATCTGTTAAACCAATTAAACATTTTCATATTTGTATCCAATAGTGTAGTCCTTCTTTTTGAGATTGTATCGTGCGATATGCTTCTTCATATGATCCTCAGATTCAAAGTAGCACTTGCGTGTATCCTTATTATCCTTACCATCTTTGTGCGTCAATTTCCAAGGAAACTGGTCAAAAGGAAACTCTTCTATTTCTTTAGTCATTTGGATTCTCCATTAATTTTTGATTCACAAGCACAATAACCCATCTCAAATGATGTGCGTAACCATTTTACCATAAGTTGGTTGTTTTTGGACTCTTTTGCATAATCAAAGTCATCCCAGAACCTTTCATAACGAAAAGAGTATCCTTCCAGTTTTTCAAACCATTCATCAAATTGTTTTTTGATTTCAATACGACGATTATTTCGTTCTTCTAGGTATTCAAGTTTATCTGGTGCAGGTGCTTCACCTAACCACTCTTCCAATCCATCAACATCAATTGTGTCACTCATCTTCTTCCTCACCCCATTTGTTTTTGAGATTTTCCATTACTTCATCCATAGGTATAACCTCTTCTTTGCCGGTCTCAATATCATCAACCATCTGTAAGAGACTTTCTAAAAATAATTTGGGATAAATCTCATCCTCTAAACTATCCCAAAAGTATAAGATACACAAATCTAATGGGTCATCATCTTTAAGTAGTGCGTATTCTGCATAGTTATTTCCCATCAAATCTCCCCAGTTCTGAAAGGAATACCAACAGTTCATCCATCCTTGTTGAATACAAGAAAAGAGAATATACTCAAACCAAGAAAGTTTAGTTTTCTTTGTGTTTGTTCCTAATAGTGCTCTTGAAAAAGTCATAATTGCTCCACATAAACATCACTCACAGAAACACTACCTTTACACAAATAAAAGGAACGCAATTGTTTCGCACTCATATCACTATTCACAAGCACTTGAATACTCACAGTAGCACCATCTACAAGACTTGAAAGAACCACAGCATATTTATTCATCCGTAACACATACTCTCCAAGTATCCTATAATTTTACTCATAGATTGTTTATCCGTCAACCTTTCCGCAGGACAGAACCCCAAGTGGTTGTTATGAGTATTTAACCACCATCGCATTTGTTCGTCACCTCTCTCCTGGTCATCAGGCAATCCAAGCATGTCATAAAGAACCACATACATTCTCAACAGTTGTGTTGGGTCAATATCACCCAGAGGCATATGAAGAATATTTGCAGCTTTGGTTGCTGCATTTTTTAGGAGTTCTTCTGCGTCAGTCATTT